CATATATTGTGATATTTCTTTTGCTTTGAGATAATCATAAGACTCATGACCCTCTAAATGAAAACTATAGATATGGACTACCTTACCAACATCATGTGCAGACAGGGCGACAGATATCGCATCGACACCACCCCCCATCAAAACTGCTACATTTTTATTTGGTACGTTTGTTTCTATATGATTTTTAAGATACTTTCTTAGCATTTTGTATATCATTAAGTTCTGAATATGGTAAGTCTTCAAAAATAAGTTTAGGTTTGATCTCCTCAGAAAATCTTGATATTAGAGTTGTCAAATCAAATTCAATATTAGTTTTTCTTGTTGGTTTTGGAATTAAATTTCCAAGTTCATCTTTTTCAGTTTTTACTTTATTCCAATCTAAAAAAGCTGCATCTGATTCATTTAACCAAAAAACCTTCCAGTTTGGTTTTTTTAAGGCATCATCATCTTTTATATGTTTCATAAATGCATCAAAACCTACCCACCTACTTGACCACCAAGCTGTAGTCAAGATGATGACATGAGTATTCTCGTCCGTATGTTTTTCAATAACTGCTTTTTTATCTGCATCAGTCCATATTTTCTTGATGTGATTGGGTGGTATTGCATTTTTTGATTTATCAGAAGTAAAAGCAGTTCGTAAACTTTTTCTAATACCAGCCTCCCATTCAGCTTTTGTAAAACCCCACCTTATAAATTTATCTTTTACACTTTGCTCTTTGTGATCTGTAATTCCATTATTTTTCATATATGTAATAGCGTTTGAAATAGCCTCTTTTAGACTTACAGAGTCATTTACTTTATCATCCTTTTTATTATCAAAGTGTCCTAAGTCCTTAATCTCAGTTGAATCTAAATTTTTCCAATCTTTTTTTGGTATAAACACTGCGTTCAACTCCCCAATAAAGTTAGATCTCATAGCAGCTTTTAGTGTATGATAACTACCTATTCTAAGGTGTTCACCCTTATCATAGAAATCCTCTAACACCAAAACATATTTGTGATTTGCGAATAACCACCTACCTTTTGAGTCCTGTATAAGATATAAAATGGCTTGCACCTTGCCAGGTATCTCTGGAACTTCTCTTACTTGGTGTGGTTTCATTGCATGAAGTGTTTGTTTACTCATTTTAACAATTGGATAAACATTTTTTTCTAAATTAAAAACAATATTATCTAGTGCAGTAATAGACTTATGACCTTTAGTCTTTGCACCACCGCTGTTACTTGCATTAAAAAACTTTGGGTTGTCTTTTGCATTAATGGCCTTCAATATATTGCTTTCACTTATGTTCATATTTCTAGGAGTTCCAACACGAACACACATGGTCAAACTAGGGAAGTTTGACATATCTGTCCAAAATTCTGTTTTTCTCTTTACAGGCGAACCATAATATGTTCCATTAAACTCACCCTCGTGCCAACCAAAATATCTGTCCATTTTCTTCTTAGAATCTATAACAGTAAAATATAGGTGGGCACCATAAATGTCTGGTAAATCAACAAGAGATATGTGGTCAGAGTCCACTCTCATCTTTTTCAATTCATCAAAACTACTTTTTGTAATTATATTAATTATTTCATCTTCTGTCATCCGAAAAAATCCTCCAATGTTCCTTGTTGACCATAGCTATCGTCAATTCGCCATAATACTTTATCTGTTATAAACTTGAGTGGCTCGACAAAACTCTTTTCAAACTGCAACTCATAGTCAACCATCTCTTGTAGACCAAGACCTTTTGGTAACTCTGTCATAAAAGATATTGAACTAGATTGGTAAACATTAGGTTGTTTCATATGTAAGAATTTTATCTTGTCACCTTCTTGAATGTAAACAAGTTTATTATTAAGTTTGTATTTTTCCACTAAGTGGTTGTATAAGATAGCTCCACGAACATGAATAGGACTTCTAGACTTGAAAAGATTGTATTTAACAATCTGTTGTTTCATATCTAAAAGATTTATTGCAACGTCATGTCCACTAGAGTTATCCGTATATTTCGAAATACCATTCACACTTCTTGGATAAGCAATCTCCTCTGGTGGTAGTTTCATAAAGTCATCTCTAAATTCTTTAACAAAACTATTCAACATTTTCTCATCACCAGACATAATTATCTGAAGTGCATCTTTAATCTTCTGTCTGCAAGGTGCAGGCGTACTTGACTTGACAGCTTCGATACCCATTATCTTGAGTTGTGGTTCTTTATATCGAACACCCTCAACATCATGTGCATTCAGAATATATCTTTTCTTCGCAGTCCAAATGCCCTTATCTGCAATTACTTCTCTTTTCATCTGCATCTTCTGTGCATACGCATTTGTATAGTTTGCAAGTTCTTGATAGGACTTGTCGATATATGGTTCAATCTTTTCTTTTGCAACAATGTCTAGAAAGTCTACAGGACTTTTAGGTTTATATTTTTCAATCAATCCCTCAAAAGTTACATAGATAGAGTCAGTGTCAGATGCAATAACATAGTCTTTATCTTTAGTATCCAGTAGTTTGTTCATATACTGGTTTATCTTATCCTCAATCCAACGAATAGACAACTGACCAGCAGTTGTGATACCCTCTGCAATAAGTAAATCATAATATCGAAACCACTCGTTACCAATCGCACCATAAGCAGAGTTAAGTGATATCTTCTTTGCCATTTGAATATTATTATACTTCGATATGTCTTTGAGGAGTTTAGGGTCTTTAGTATTCTCATATTCTTGTTTAGAATGTAACATGAGTTTCTTATACTTGACACGATCATTATACATAGTTTCCATAATCTCTGGAAGAAACCCTTTTTTAGTTGTATTAAACAATGCACCATTTGGAGTGAGAGTTTTTGTTTTCATAAAAGATGTATCTGTTTCTTTCTTTAGCAGTTTATCAACTGACATCTTCTCAACTTTCTTCTGTGAAACAAGTGTCTCTGAGGAAATGTTATACTGCATAATTAGATGTGGATATAGTGAGTTTAAGTCAAAGGACATAACCCAATTGTGCATACCAACTTGTGGGTCTTTTACATATGCACCCTCAAACTTTTCTGACTTTTGTGATTTCTTTTTCTGTGGAATTACTATATTTTTGCCACGCAAATAATTGTATATAAGAATATCCCAATACTTAACAGAACCAAGAACATCCATATAATTTACTTTTGCATCATAGGCCATAGTCAAAAGAAGTTCGATTAATCCCATCTTATCTTCTAGTCTATCAACAAGTTCAACATCTGTAATATTGTATTCAATAAATGATTGATAATCTTTTGTATACCAATCACGAAATGTTTCATATGGATTACCATCTTTACGTTCACCTAACTCAATATATGCAATATGGTCAAGTCGATATGACTCTTGACTTGTATATGTGAACTTTCTATAAAGATCTAGATAGTCTAAGTTTGCAACACCTTGTATATCATAGATTTGATGTGTTCTGCCCATTTTAAATATATCACGACTAGATACACTTTTCCATGGCGATAGTCGATTTACTTCATCTTCACCACAAATATTCTTAATACGATTGCAGAGATAAGGAATATCAAAAAACTCTGTATTCCAACCAGTAATAATATCTGGCTGATTTCTTTCCCAGAATACAAGAAATTCTTGTAACAAATGACGTTCAGTTTCACACTCAATATAGTCTACATCTTCACGATTGTTTTTAAAGTCACCAATACCCCAGACAACTATTTCTTTTGTCTGATGATTTTTGATAGTGATTGACAGTAGAGGTTCAATGGCATCTGTTGGATTAGGAAATCCATTCTCACACTCAGTTTCAATATCAATAGTAACCATCAATAACTTTTCTATATCCCACTCGACCCTATTAGGATATTGATCTGCAATATAAGAATACGCATAGAGTGTGTTACCAAAAACTAAGTGTGATTGATTTTTATAATTATCAACCCACTCACTAGCATCTTTCATTGTTTCATGTGAAACTGGTGTTACATAATCACCATTCAGAGTTTTATATTCTGTAGGTTTTGCAACTCTCATATAAAGCGTAGGTGAGTACTTAACTTTACGATTAAGTCTCTGTCCGTTTATATATTCTCTAACTAATAGATTGTTACCCCAACGAGTAATGTTTGTATAGAATTTCATATAACAAATATATCACAAGATTCGGTAAATGTCAATACCCACGTTGTTCTATTTTT